CCGAGCGCTTGAGCGAGTTCACCTTCTTGGACCATTGCCGGATCTTTCACGTGTTATTATGAAGCAGGTATTAAACATTTTTCCTGTAGTGTTTAAAATCCCGTATGTGAGATTTGATGTAGGGAAGTCGAAGACCGCGAAGCGCCGAAGTCCAATGTTACGTACGGGATTTTACAGACTACAGGTTAAATGTTTAATACCGTAGCGGAATCATAACACGTTAAAGTTCCGGACAATGTTCCAATATGGCTGATTGAGCTTCAGCGTACGAGTCCGTCTCAGTGGTGTTGCCCCAAGACGGCATTACCACCCACCGCGAGACTCGACGAGAGAAGGCAGCGAAATACACGTTCGCGTACCATCGCTCCGGGACTTTATTCGACGTCAGGACAATACGATTGGCGGTGAAATTGATCTGGCCTCCCTTGCTTTCAACGAGAAGAGGGTACCGATCGCAAATTCGCAACAACGTGTCGAACGGTAACCATCCATAGAATTCATCGATAATCACTGTTTCGTGGTCCATATAACCATCCCACCAATTGGATCGTTGCTTCCAATATGCATTCGGATAAGTATCCATACAATGTTTAGATTTCCCAGTCCCAGTCGGCCCCACAATTACAATAACCTCGACAGGGTGATTGCGCGGTTGTGATCTCAGTTGACGATAGTGAAGAAGACCACGATAGTTCTGAACCCACATCGGAAAATCTAAGTCTGCGAGCTGTAGGTCGGTAGAGCCACCGTCAATCGCTTTCTTCAGAATGCACAATCTTTCGTCTTTTTTGCTTGTTTTGGATTGCTCTTTTGATAAGATTTCGTTGAGCGTTTTTTTTTCGGTATTGATCATAATGATACTTGGCAATTCCGTCTGTTCGTGCAAGTCGGATATATAGGTCCCTAACTCCCAGCTTATCAATTCGGTCTGTTTCTGAATCGGAACATCCTTGAGACAATACCGAGTCGCCTGACACGCTGTCCCCTTCCTCGGCTCCAGATGAGCCCTCGGCATCAGATTCTTCACAAATGACTGGCGGCGGTGGCGGTCCAGTTCCAGGTACCCCTGGTAATGGATCGTCTCGTTCTCGCTGCCCTTTTCCAGACACATGAGTAGGAACAATACGCTTAGGTTGTTTAGGCATACTAGCTCGGTGATATCTTCGATTGTAGGGTTGTTGAGTGTAAAGCACCAGTTCCTCGCAGACATAAAATCGCGAAATGGCAAGCACAGGGCAGTGTGCGCTCTGCGCACTAGTATTACCTGCCCTGTGCCCGCACGCACAACAAAACATATAGGTTTTAGTATAGGTGTGCGAACGATTTAGAGAGGGTCGCACATTTTAAAATGTGGGGCCAGAAATCGTCGTAAAAGTTGAAGTAGTTATCCAATCAAAAGACAGGAAAGTTAAATTTTAACAAGGAATGGATTTGATTGGTCACTTAGGGGCGCACGTATAGACCATCACTCTGATGGTTTAGGCGCGAAAAGGATTCATAATCGTTTTTGCTCGGTACCACACAGAACATAAAATCGATGCCTCGTGCAAAATCAGCCCCTAAGAAGAATGCCTCATCCCGAACGACCTATCGGAGGAAGAGTTACGGTGGTGGCAGCAGTTATGCTCGGAGTTATCCTCGCCGTCGGTATAGCACTGGCTATCGCCGGTATAGCGCGCCGACTGAGTTCCCTCAGTTCGCCTTAGCGCAGATCAACCCATTCGACCCGAAGGTTCGTGGGGTTCGTGTACCAGATGAAAGTACTGCTCCTAGCAGCCCTTTCAAACTGTTTGACACGTTCACAATAGCCGGCGCCACTGGTGGCACACCAGTTATTAATGAAGCAGCTTTGTCGTTGTTTTTCCCGAATGCGAAGACATTTCGAGTTGGACAAGCTGCAGCCTCTAATTCGACCACCAGTATCACCTACGGAACTACATGGGGCGCGTCTGATACTGCGACTTCGAAGTCAGCGGCTGTAATCGCTCAATACAGCGTCGCTCGACCAGTGTCGCATGGGATTCGAATTACGTCTCCGCTGGCTCCGACTACGGCAACGGGCTACTGTCATGTAGCTCTTATTACGGTTGACACGTTCGGTGCAAGTGGAATCAACCCCGATCAGTTAGCAACTGATGGAAAGCTACCGCGTACGGTTGCTGATATGCGTGAATTACCCCATTATCGTCGTGTTACGATCGCAAGTTTGACACAGGAACCATTGACCGTTGTAAACAAATTCTTGGATACTACGGCATTTCGATACATCGATGTTGCATCGAGTGAATTGATTGGTGCTACTGGTGGTCAAACCCAAGGTACTTTTCATGTTCCACAGAGTTGGATGGCGATTGTTGTTATGGTCGAAAGCCATAACCAAGCGGCTGGAACAGGTGTGGTGAACGTGGAAAATATTTGTCATTTTGAAGGCCAAGCAAAGGTTGCCGGATTGAATACTGACGATTCTGCTGAAACAGCGAATCCAGATGTATTTGACAGTACGTCCAGTGCTGCAGGAAAGACATCAGCGTCGTATTTGGAAAGTGAGAAAAGCATGGTGACAGCCGTGTTTTTCAATGAAGTGAGCAAATGGTTTGCACTATTTGGTCGAAGTGCTTTAAGCTATTCGGCTCGTGGCGCAGCAAGAGCATTCGTTGGTGGAATGTATGGTATGTATCAAAGAGCTCGAGGAATACCAGGCGTGAATGATCAACGTTTGAATCAACAAGGGTAAGAAGCGAGCGGCCCGGGTTACCGGGTCGCGAGCCTAGGGTTGAAAACCCAAGGGTTTATTGGTTTGAGCTAGGCGCTAATGATGTTTTTAGTTAGATCCATTCAAGCCATGGGATCATATGTGGAACCAACACGCAGACGAAAGAATTTGAGAGGAAATGAAGTAATGATACGACCTGATGAAGAAGATATGGAGTGGTTGAAACCAGCAAGTGTTAAGAAGACTCAAGAAAAGGTACTCGTGGGATCTAGTTTTATTCCTGGTATGACAGGTCTTGGTATGGTTATGGCCAATCAAATGCACAATTTCAATTAAGGAAAAACCCGCGCTATATAAAGTCCAGTGTAATGTATAATATCTGAACGAGATCTTGGAGCGTAGCGAGAAGATTGAGTGAGGAAGAGTTATATGAGACCCAACGAAAACACGTGAATTATTCGGTTAAGTCTATAGGATTGTTTATCGTTCCGACCGGTTGATTGCGACGATTTGCGACGAGTAGCCGATGAATCGTATGTTGCAAGGTGGCCAGCTCAATGAGACGCCCATCGTGTTGTTCCTGGAGTTGCATAAAGTCTTCAAGGAGCTGATTGTACGCGCCAACGAGTCTTTCGTTGTCTTCGCGAAGCTCGAGGTTCTCAGCGGTGAGGTGGCTTATTGCCGCTTGGGCTTCACCACTGAGCCAAGGACCGAGCGCTTGAGCGAGTTCACCTTCTTGGACCATTGCCGGATCTTTCACGTGTTATTATGAAGCAGGTATTAAACATTTTTCCTGTAGTGTTTAAAATCCCGTATGTGAGATTTGATGTA